ACCTTAAAAAGGGCTGTTGAATACCTAACAAACTATACAACGAAAGAAGGTAACTAAAATCTGTATCTCATGTGGTTGCGGTAAGAAAAAGGGCGAAGTCGGATACGGCAAAGGCCCAAAGGGTAAGAAGAAAGACAGCGACGCTAAGTTCGAAAAAGGAATGAAGCCAGCTCAGAAAAAGAAGTTTGAAAAAGAGGACGAGAAGACCGATAAGGCTCTAGCCAAGAAGATCCTCAAAAAGAAGTAAGCGCTTAGGCCCCAGAGATGGGGCCTTTCGTTTATCCTTATAGTAATCCCGTGCGGGATTAGATTTACCCTTGCGAAGTACTGTGCCTCCTAAAGGAGATTATCGTGGCTGAAAGAATTGACAAGCCGTCTGACGTTGAGTTTGCTAGAGCTATAGCGCAAAACGTGCCCGACATCGATACATCTGTGCTCAAGACTCCTGGGGAAACACTGTACCAAGCAAAGGTATTTAAGCGTGTCTTCAAGAAAAAATAACATAGACGCGTTGGCACATAAGGCTGTTTTAGCCCTGCCTAACCTTACATCTCAACTTCAAGAGATCGCTAAACTCTCTGACTGGCCTAAAGAGCTTATAGACAGCTTGAGTGTAGAGGTAGATACTCTGTATGACCTAGAGGTCAAAGTCTCAGATAATATGAAGGCTAAAGTAGATGACGAAGAGTACGGCATCGAGTTTGGTATGCCTAACGCTGCTATCCGCCCATTTGTAAACCGAGTAGGTCCTTCTGTAGAAGCGGCTATAAGAGATGCTGTTCTAGATGATCTGATTGCGCAGGTGTTCAATGGGTAACCCATTTATCATTGCAGAAGACCTAGCACTTAAGACTTTTCTATCAGGCATGACAGTGTCAGACGATAAGAACGCCGACCGCCCAATTAAGGTCTGGTTTGGGTACCCTGACATTGAAATCCGTGATCAAACCTTTCCATTTGTAACTATTGACCTTATTGATATTGTTCCCGGCAACGCTCGCCAAACGTCTGGAAATCTGGTGGACGACGACTTTCAAGGAACCATCTCACCTGTAAGTGGAGTTGCATACAGCTACGACATCCCTGTTGCTTATGACATTGTGTATCAAGTGACATCTTACTCACGTAACCCGCGACACGACAGGTCGCTGATGTACCAGCTACTAAATAAGTTTCCATCAAAGTACGGATGGTTGATTGTGCCTAATGAACTAGGTACAGAGAATAGCAGCCGTTCCATGTTCCTTGATGGATTTGTAAAAAGAGATGCAGTTGACAGTGAAACTGGAAACCGTCGCCTCTTGAGAAACGTTCTATCTGTAAGAGTTATGAGCCAGATGACGCCAGCGCAAGCTGCATCTGCTGTAGAACTTGTACAAGAAGTTTCTATAACAACAACTACACCGTCCATCCCGACTGTTTACTAACCGGCCCTCTAAACGTAAACTCGTTAAAAACAAGGAGATATAATGACAACTTATCTACGCCCAGGGGTGTACGTTCAAGAGACGCTAAACCCTATTTCACCACTCGCTGGCCCATCGTCTAACACAGTTTCTGCTCTAGTAGGAGCTAATGACCGTGGTCCAACAGTACCTACTCTAGTAACCTCATGGGGACAGTACTACAACCTATTTGGTAGCTGGAACACTGTTCAGAGCAACAACTTGCCTCTAGCAGTTAACTCTTACTTCCAACAGACAAGTGCCCCTCTATACGTACTTCGTGTAACAGGTTCAGGCGCTGCTGCAGCTACTCGTGTGTTTCAAGACACAGAGGGAACACCAGCAAATACTCTTGCAGTATCTGGTCTTAGTGCAGGTACCTGGGGAAATAACATCAGCGTAACCATTACAAGCAACGCTGTAACTGGTTACTTTGACCTCACTGTCTACTACAACGGTTCGGTTGTTGAAAGCCAATGGCTTCAACTAACAATGACCGCATCAGACCCTCGTTATGCTTTGAACATCGTCAACGGCAACTCTAATTACATTGTACTTGCTGACTCAGGTTCAACAGCTACAGGAGCAACCCGTAACCCAGCAGTTCAATCAACACCTGTTGCTTTGACGTCTGGTTCAGACGGATCAGCGGTAACTTCTACAAACATCACATCTGCTCTTAGCGCATTTGATACTATCCCACAATCATTGGTTATGAACGTGCCAGGATATACAGACGCCACAACTATCAATAACGTTATCGGATACGCTACAGGCTCTACCCGTTCAAATGACGTCTTTGTAGTTATTGACGGAGAGAATGATACTGTAGCTAACCAGTTAACTCTTGCAGCTTCTTACACACAAACATCACAAGCAGCTGTCTACTACCCACAGATCACTGTTTCTGACCCAACAATTGCAGTTGGCGGTAACCGTTCAGCTACTAAGACCATTGGAGCAGGCGCAGCTGTAGCAGGTTTGTATGCAGCCACTGACGCTTCACGCGGTATCTTTAAAGCTCCAGCGGGTCTTCAAGCCCGTTTAGCTGGAACAGTCTCTGTACCAGCCCTATCTAATGCAAACCTAGATGCTCTAAACAGCGCTTCAGCGCCTGTTAATGCTATTCGTTACATTTCAGGTTCCGGAATTGTTGTTATGGGTGCTCGCACCTTGAAGCCAGGATATGTTGATAAGTACGTGCCCGTTCGTCGTAGCCTTATCTACATTGAAAAGTCTCTTAAGGACCTCACACAGTTTGCTATCTTCGAGCCAAACGATGCAAAACTGTGGGCCCGTATCAATGCATCAGTTAGCGCTTTCTTGACCAGCTTTTGGGGTCAAGGCGGATTAACAGGTTCAGCCCCATCACAGGCTTACTTTGTAATCTGTGACGCAACTAATAACACACCCACAACCATTGACAATGGTTATGTAAATATTCAGGTGGGAGTTGCTTTGCAACGTCCAGCTGAGTTTATTGTAATCAACATCGGCCAGTACAGCGGTGGTACCACTGTCACTGTATCTTAAGGAGATAAAGTAAAATGACAACAAGCTCACTTACCGCTTACAACTCTAGCCTGATTACAGATCCATTACGCACGTTTAGATTTAACGCTGTGTTTGAACCTGTAGCTAGCGCTTCGACGAACTCAACTGATGCGGCGTTCAGCTCTAAAATCACAACAGGTTGGACCGGTGGATTTTCAACAATCTCTGGTTTGGCAATCCAAACACAGAACATCACATACCGTGAAGGCGGATTCAACACCACTGTTCACCAGATCCCAGGCATGACAACATTCCAACCCCTCACATTCACACGTGGAACTATCTTTGGACAGGACCAAGCTATGGTGTGGATGCGCGGATTGTTTGGCGCTTCTGCTGGTCAAGGGCTTCTTCCTGGAGCTAACACAACGGTTAACACATATGACGGTGAAACAGGCTCTGGTTCAGGGTTTCGTGTTAACGTTACAATCTTTGTTAACCAGCACCCAAACACAAATGCTGGGTCTCCTACACCAGCTATGGGCTTTAAAATTCACAATGCTTGGATCACAAACCTAAGTTACTCAGACCTAGACGCTACAAACGGAGCGCTTATGTTTGAAACAATGACACTAGTACACGAAGGCATCTCAGCCTTCTTTACTAACGACGGAGTGTCAACAACAGACGGTTTGAAGATCGCTTCAGATATCTAATAACTAATTAAAAGGAGCAATAAACGTGGCAAAAGTAATAACAGATGCAGAACTAGTCAATCAATTTGCAGCAAAGGTAATGGAGGAGCCTGCACCAGTCGTTGAGACTAAGGCTCCTCTAGGACCTGAAGTAACTCTTCCCGGAGGCTTCATTGAGAAAGGCGAACTAATCACAACTGCAGAAGTTCGTGAGCTTAACGGTGTTGACGAAGAAGCTATCGCTAAAGCGTCTAGTACAGGCAAAGCTCTAAACGTACTTCTACAACGAGGTCTAGTTAAGATCGGTTCTCGAGACGCTACTAAGGAAGATTTAGATAACCTCTTAGCTGGAGACAGAGACGCGCTCCTTATTGGAATTCGTCGAGTTACCTTTGGCCAAGAGATCAAACTTAATATTCGATGCGGCAGCTGTTTGGCTGAACAAGAGCTAGTAATAGATCTTGTTGAAGATGTTCCTGTTCGTACTTTAGAAGACCCTATGGCAGATCGTGTGTGGGATGTAGAGACAAAGCATGGCTTTGTTAAAGTAGAACTTCCTACAGGAGTAACCCAGAAGAAACTTCTAGAGAATGCTGACAAAACCTCTGCTGAAATTAACACTCTTCTATTAACTGGATGTG